TTACAGCCCTCCGCTACCGCCGCCCTGCATATCCTTATTGCTAATCACCCGCCCGTTGTCACCCGGTATCATGTACTGGCTGCCGTTGCTGGCCTGGTAGATTTCAGGTTTGCCGTTCTCCCCCACCTGATACATAGAGTTTGCAGATACCGAGCCGCCGTTATAGCGAGCGCCCGCAATAGCCATGCCCTTTGCTGACAGGAGTGATCCTGCATATGCTGTTTGCCCAACGGTTACCGCACTGCCCATGGTAGCGATTGATGCACTGATTGCGGCCGGTGCCCATGCTGAAGCAGCAGCAGTGGCCTGAGCCATTGTCGACGCCAGCGATGCCGCAGCGGCGGCCTGCCCCATTAACTGGCTCTTGGCCCACTGCATACCCATTTCGACTAACGCGCCAACCACACTACCAAGGATTGTCGTTCCAACGTTCGCAAACGCCTCCTGCAAGCTCTGGGTGCCGTTTATCAATCCGGTGATTGCATTGGTCGCACCACTCTGAAGACCATCGACCGAAGCAGCCAGCAACTCATTCGCCTGGCTCTGGTTTCGGTAAATCTCCCACTGCGCGGCGATGCGTTGCTGTTCGTACTCAGTTTCTTGCGCGTTTCGAAGTGCCAGATATTGTGAATCCGTCTCCTGCTTAGCGGCGATGTACTGGGTATACGACATCTGCCCATTTTTATAGGACTGTAGCAATACCGACTGCTCCTGCTGCTGATACTGCTGCATAAGCGCAAGCTTCTGGTTGTTCTGGTTCGCAAGTTGCTGGACGGGGTCAACCTCTGCACGGGCTGATACTACTGGGTTAACAACCGCTTGAGCGTTAATTTTCGCTAGGTTGTTTTTATGTTCCAGCGCCAACTTCTCGGTCGCTGAATAGTATTCTTTCTGGTCAATCTTGCCCGCGGAGAGCGCCGCTTTAAGATTGTCCATGGATTCACTGTAAGACTTATTCTCTGCTTCCTCGGGAATAGCTTTGAGGGCTTCAGCTACCCCCTTCGCGGCGGCAGCAGCATCCCACGCCTTTGCCCTATACTCACCAGCAAGTTTGATTTGTTCCTGGCTAGCACCTTTGCCAAGGGACTGCTGCGCTGTCAGGATCGCCTGTTCGCGACTTAACTCGTTAGTTGAACCCGCAGCAAGTTCTGATTGCTGCTTAAGATTCGCGAGTTTTTGAGCGATTGCTTCTTGCTGATTAGCGTATTTGCTCGCCTCAGACGTGGCGTCTTTGGTTTCCTTTTTGCCTTTCTGCTGAGCTTGCTGGGCGTCGTATTCAGCAGCAGCCCTTTCGCGCGCAAGCTGTACATCTGCTTCGCTTCCTCCCAGCTTTCTGATGTCCTGCTCAGCCCTAAGCTGCGCACGCTTACGATCGCTAAGCTCGCTCTGGAGTGTCACCTGGTCTTGCAGTTTATCAAGATAGTCCTGAACATCTTTCGGGCGCTCTACCATCAAACTGCTGGAGTTGAATTTCTCCTTCGCTTTTGCGGCAAAATTAATCATGTCTCCAAGCTTGCCCATGATGCCAGCGGTGATACCAGCTTCCTCACCATCCCGGCGAAGCAGGTCAATCCCTTGCCTCATCGTGCCATTAAGCGTGGCGCGTCCGATGTTAATAGCGTTCTGAGTCTGGCTGAGGCGATTCTGCGCTTTTTCAAGTTCAAATGTCGCAATACTGAGCCTATCTTGGGCACCTGATAAGGCCTCAGCCGCCTGTCGCCCCCTCGTTGTGTTGCCATAATTACTGATTTCTCGATTGTAGTTACTTACCGCGTATGCGGCATCATCATAACTTTTCTTCGCATCAGCAACGGCATCACTTAATTCAGGGAGTTTTTCACCTAGCTTGCCAATTGTCGCCGCCAGTTCGGTATGCGACATAGTCTGGAACTTAGCGCTTAGTTCATTGACGCTATCTGCTAGATTATTGGCGTCGTCTCTGGCCTCTTTAGCTCGCTGGGAGAAATATAGAATCGCACTGGCCGCTAGCATGGCCGCTCCCGCAGGACCGCCAATCAGAGCCAGCCCGCGGCTAATCATTCCGGCCCCCATCGATAAACCAGACTGTGCAGTTTTATTCGCCGCCAAAGCACGGTTGTAATTATCAACGGCACCAGCAGCGGCTACACGAGCAGCTGATAATCGTTGTTCGGCCACAGTAGCATTTGCTGCACTAACCGCAGTTAGCTTCATCATCTCAGCAAGTCGGATCTCGTCCAGTGCCCGTTCTTTTGTGACAGCGGCTGCGCGAAGATCTGCGGCGGCTTTATTTGCAACGGCTTGCGCCGCCTGTATTTCCGCAGCAGCCTGATTCTTTGCAGCAATGGCAGTTTTAATTTTCTCTGCCGTCGCCAGTGTTAATGCACCAACATAACGACTTCCCATAACAGCAGCTGCGGCAGTCAGGATGGCACTAAGGGCGCCGATGTTCTCACTTACGCTGATCACGGCATCATTGAAAATCGCTGTACCGGTTTTTACCGTGGAGTTTTCGCCAAAGAATTTGGTGATGTTATTGCCTGCAACCTGCAAAGCCTGACTGATTGTGGTTGTTGTGTTGGCAAATTCAGCACCAATCGTTGCTCCCTGCGACAGTAGCCCGTTAACCACTACGTCTGTGGTCAGCTTACCGGCGGCAGCCATGCTACGCATTTGCCCGATGCTTACGCCCATAGAGTCGGCTAACGCGACAATTAGACGGTTACCCTGCTCATTTACTGAGTTAAATTCCTCACCACGAAGGGCTCCAGACGCCAGACCTTGCGAGAGCTGAATAATGGCATTTTCTGCTTCCTGAGCTGTGGCGCCAGAAACAACAAAACCCTGGTTGATTATCGTCGTAAGTTTCGTCAGATCCTGTGCGCTTGTGCCGTATTCTCTGGTAGCCCGTTCAAGGCGAGCATAAAGCGATGCAGTTGCATCCAGGCTGCCGCGAGTCTGTTGAGTAATGTCGAATACACGCTGCGTGACATCAACTAATTGCTCGCTAGGGCGCAGGGAGTTTGCGAGTTTGTTGTTAACGGTCGCCCATGCATCAGCGTACTCCGATACCTGTTGCACCGATAATGCCGCCGCGAGGGAAGTTGCGACACCGGAAAGGCGAAGCATTGAGCGCTCGGTGTTACCAACAGCTTTGGTCGTGCCATCAAAGCCGCGCTCAAGCGTATCGAGGCGTTGATTTACTCGCTCTTGCGCTGTAATCAAGCCCTGCACATCCATTTCGATGTCGTAGTAAATCCCACCTGCATTTGCTGGCATAATTTTCTCCGGGCAATAAAAAACCCCGCCTGAGCGAGGTCTTGTCAGTTAGTTTTTACCTTAGAGTAGGCCAGCTTTCCTTCTTGCCTCTTCTAAGTATTCTTCATCAGTTTTTTCTGGGCCGAGATCCAATGGTTGCTGTCTTTGCCATTCCTTCAACTTGTTGCTAAGCGCGTAGATGATTTTATCAAAATTTTTCTGATGCCTATGCGCTCCAGTTACGTTTACTCCAAGCTTAAGTGAAGAGTCGATACCAACAGTACACGACTTATCTCCATCGGCATTAACCACGATAGAGACATTTTCACCCCATGAAAAAAGTGAGATGCCCGCACTAACGGAAACTCTACGCAAAATGTCGTCTTTTTGTTTTATAGACATCCCGACCTCTGGAATTGCCTCAATCAGTTTTTCGTAAGCAATATCAGCCGGAAATGGAAATATCTGCTGTGTAGATTGACTGGCGAAACTCATATCCCTATCCCCTTTAGTTAATTTGCCAAAAGAGTAGCAGGGATCGAGAGGTCAAAAAAGTGAAGCCCGCCCAGCGGGATTGGCAGCCTTTACGCAATTCCCGGCAAGTACAACTGGACTTCATCGGCCAAGCGCTCTCTAGCCGTGTACAGAAGCTGCTTGCGACCGCCACTTCCCCAGCGGGCCATCTGACTTGCACACTGGCTAATTGCTTTGGTTTCAGTGTTGATGATGTGGTCGATTTTGTTCAGGCGCGACATGGCACTAATACCCAGACGCACCACTGTTCTAAATACTTCGTACACTTCAATCTCAAACTCTGGTTTTATCCAGGCGGCATAGCGGATTGCCAGAAGTTCAATGCCCCATGCACCACTTTGATCACCGCCTTTTATAACCTTAAGTGGTTGATTTTGTTCCGAAGCACTTTTTAGTGCTTTGGATTTTAGCGCTTTAACGAAGCGTTTGATCTGCGCGCTACGCAGGAAGACGCTGGGCCTTTGTGACTCAGTAGCCTCTCCGTTAGCCACCGCTGCGGCATGGAGGTCATTCAGGCTATAGCGTCCTTCGCTGTCAACACGAACGGAAACGCCGTTTACTGCTAAGGTAGGATATTGCATTAGGTTTACCTATAGAAAGTGAGCCTGTCACACAGAGATAGCAGCCCTAGAGTACAACTAACTCTCAGGCTCGCTTTCTGTAGGCTCTAGGATTATACAATGCGCGTGTGAAGCGCGTTTACTGCGGATACAAAAAAGCCCCGCACATTGGCGAGGCTTATTAAATGGACTTTGTGATTTACAGTGTGCTGCTAATTCTTTTTCTCACGAGCACGACGCACTGCTTGTTTCTTCAGGTAATCGTCAGCCACAGCATCGTATTCATCTCTCGTGAACCCTTTCTGGTCTGGGTACTTCGCCGCCAACAGCATCTGAAACTCAGTCATCGTCAGTTGCGACGCCTCGGACCGGTTGAGGCCGAAATGGCTACGTGCCGCGCTGATGTAGTCGAAGGCCTTAAATTCTGTCGTCCGTCCTCCGGTTTCATGCCGCTGTAGCTGTCGGACTTTGGCCTTGCCGACAACACCGTGAGTAATTAAACTCTGCGCAACAAGTAACATGATCGAAGCCGGCATTGAGCCTTTATGCCAGACAAATCCCCACCGCCCGGATTTACCGAGTTCCAGCCAGCCAATGAGTGGAGAGACATCCTCATCACAACATGCTGTGAGAACTGTATGAGCAGCTACGAATGCTGATTTTGCGAATTGAATGCCGGACATGTGATCACTTAACCAGGATGGAATGTATCCATATGCCTCGATAGCTCTTTTAACCATGGGAGTTACACTATCGTTGTGCAGATGGTAAAACGCGTTAACTATCTCCTGCGGCGTACCAATACGAGCCATGGCTTCAAAAGATGGTCGGAAGAAATAATCGGCTTCGCGATCAACAATCAAGCATTCGCCAATTTCTTTCAGTGGGGTCATGTGGTCTTCCATGCAATGGATATTATCAAGGGCAGCCGTGACTACCCTTTGGAATAGCCGCTAAACTGAAACAGTAAGCACCGATGTAACGGACGTAATTTTCGCGCCGGTCTTATCGGTAACCTCGCAGTGGTAGCTACCAGCCGAAGCTGAGGTCACCGCGCGATTAACCAGCGTCGCCGTGGCCGCTGTTGGGTTCACCGCCGGATCAATCAGCACACTGCCGTAATACCACTTATAGGAATACGGCAAGCGCCCGCCAGTAACTTCTACATCCCAAACAGCATCGTTATCTTCACCAGCGGTTTTAGTTGCAGGCAGATCTCTGGAGAACGCGAGCGGCGTAACAACTGGCGCATCGGTTTCATTCACTTCGATAGTGGTGGCATCACCGACTTTGAACTCGGTAGAGAACGTCACGATATCGTTTGTGCCGCCATCGGAGCTAAGCGCCGTTACGTTCATGTACCCGATGAACTCAACCGGGCCATAGTCCATGCGAACCCAGATACCGGGCTGCTTCTTAGCCTTCAACTGCGCAGCAAAATACGTGATGAACTTGCCGATCCCGTACTGGTCCAGCTTGTCTTTCTTACGCACTTCACCTTCAAAACTGATAGTGAAATCACTGTTCGTGATGATGGTTTCGACGTAGCCGCCGCCGTCATCAGCGTCTGAGGTTACAGAGTTTGGGTTGAAGTCGAAGCCCTTAGACGTGCCAGCGGCCAGCGCCAGCCACTCAGACTCGAGTGGTTTAACGTCCGGGCAGCCATCGGCAACCTCCAGCACGATAGCGCCGCCAAACAGGCGTTCATTTGAGTTCTGGCAATCTGCCATTTGAAACTCCTTAATTTGCATAAAAGAAAACCCGCCGAAGCGGGTCTGTCTGGTTTGATGGCTATTCGCCGTAGGTGCAAGCAAACTGCAATCGGAACACTATTCGCCCTTCCTCCGTTAGCACCGGCGCGGGGATTGCGCCCATGTTCTGGATGTAGCCGACACATTCATCAGCCATGGGATTGGCCTGGACGTAATCGACGATACGCTGCACTGCGTTGAGCGCGTTTTTGCGTTTATCTTTAGCGCCGACGACGTCCACCAGGACGTGATGCTCTGAGCCAAGGTCGGTGCGGATATTCGAGCCGCCGTTTGGTCTGAACACCATCACTGCCAGTGATAAGTCGCCAGGATCGTCGTACATCAACTGCTGCACTATGAAACCGACCGTTAGCCCAGCGTCACCGAACATATTACGCACCCGTTCATGCATCATGGGTGTCATAGCGAAAGCTCCTTGCGTACCACTGCATCAATCTGACTTCGGGTGTCCTCAAAGCCTTTCGTCAGGAATTCTTTCTGCGCTGTCGAACGTCGGAACGTCTGAGGAATGTTAGGGTCATGAACATAAACAGCGTAGTTTGCCGAATATCCAACTCGTCCAGTTACTCGCGTACCGCTGGCGTTGATTTCACGATACTGACTATTGAGCAGCGTAGACGTATCTATGGGGGTGTATAGCGCAGCTTGGGAGCTGCCAATAACCAATGCCGACTGCAGAGCCCTAACCACCTTACGGCCTCGAACATCCTGAATAATTCGGTTCAGGTTGGCCTTAGCCTCGCGGATACCGCGAACTTTAGCGCCCATATCCTACTCCCGTTAGAATGGCGAAATCATCAGCCAGGCGCTCGAACGTATCGGCATACTGTATAACCTGCCTAACCTCATCAGCGCCGGCCACAATCGGATCAAACTCGGTTGACTCGCCAATCAGCAGGTAATCACCTGCCGCTGCCAGCGCATACTCAGTCCAGACAGTGTTCTTCACGACGATTTCAGCGCCCAGGCTGCCGATGCGCTTTGACAGGCCGCCCTCGTAATCACAGAGAATCTGCTCAGGCGGTTCGTAGCCTCGCGGGTCGCCATATTCATCATTACCTGCCAGCTTGCGCCAGATTGTCGCTGTGGCGGTATAAGACCAGTTAGCAACCGAAGACATACCCTATTCCCTCCATCGCAGTACAATCGCGCCTGTCACCCGGATTCGCGGGCAGTTGATGAACCACTCGCCGTCCGATTTAACATAGCCGGTCGTCTCCCGCCCGGTGTCCGTTAACACCCAAACACGGGTGAATGAGCGTGGCAGGCCATGCTTAACCGATTTCCACACCATCCTCAGCCTCCAACAACCATGAACAGGCCAACGCTGTTACCGGCGCTGATTGGCAGCTCGCTGGTGCATCCGTTGGTATCGAGTTTCGCCAGCGAGTCACGCAGCCAGGTGATGCAGTCGTCGTCATATTCAAACGAGCGGGACGCACCAGACGGCCCGCTCTGTGATTTGAGACGACGGGCTCCGGACGAGGTCGCCATCAATGCAGCGGCATACATCAGGATCAGTTTCGTGGTGCAGTCGTCATAACCTGCACCATCGAGGCATGGGATAATTTTGTTTACCACGCAAAGGATCGGCTCCAGCAGCGCGCCGGGAATGGAGTAACCCAATTCACCGAGGAACGCCTGCACGTCTGCCGCCGTGATTGGGTCAGCCATGGTTATTTACCCTTCTTCTTGCTGGAGTTGTCCTCCGGCTGCTCTGGCTGCTCTGGCTGCTCTGGCTGCTCTGGCTGCTCTGCAGCATCAACACCCGGCGTGGCCATTTCAAGCACCTGATCGTCATCAGTGAGAATTTTCACCAACCCAGCATTCTCCCAGCGGTGCGCAGTACTACGATCAACTTCCACCTTTGAACCAACCTCCAGCTTTCGAAGGTTGGCACCAGTGAACAGGTTATTGCCAATTACCTTTACCAGTGCCATTCGACCCTCCTTAGCTGCTCGCGAAGAGCACACCGTGTTTCAGGTTGATATCCTGCTTAACCATCAGGCCAGCAGCGCCCCAGGTGCGCCAGATATAGTCGCTGTTGTAGAACTGGCGAGGGTCTGCAACGGTGCCCACGGCCTGACCAACAACAGGGGCAACGACGCCAGCAGCCAACGGCACTACCAGAATCTGGTTACCTTTGAGCTCAGCATCTTCTTTCACTTCAGCGATACCTGACAGCTTCAGGATTTCATCCAGTACGGTCCTGGTCTTGTTCTGGGTATCGAAGTACTGCTCCCAGTTCGACATAATTTCGCTGGATACGTACCAGGTCTGCTGGCCGTACTGATGGTTCTGGAGTTTCAGAACGTCACGCAGTGCGATAGCACCTTTACGGATAGCATCCGGGTCAGTGCTGGTTGCAAAGTTGATGTTCAGACCAGATGCACCGAGATCAACCAGGCCAACGCGGTCATCGTTCTTCAAACCTTTCCACGTCTTACCGTCGAAGGTTACGAAGTTGCCTTCAGAATCACGGAAGCCGTTGAACATGTAGTCCACGATTTTGCGGCGAACATCGTCAACCGAACCGCGTTGGGCATCAGCCAGCGATGCCAGTGCAGAACCTTTATTGAAGATTGGATCACGCCAGTGGAATTTAAAGCCGGAGTCATGCACCGGCACCATTGTGCCATCGAAGCTGTACGCGCGAGCATCCAGCGCCGCACCAATCTGGCCTGACATCGAGGTGTGAGCCCAGCCTCGACCGCCGGTACGTGCGTATTCGTACACCGACTCTTCCAGCCGTACGGAGCGAGACAGCGGCATCAGGTCGTTGAACAGAGTGAACTCAGTGTTCGGCTCGAACTGAGCCAGAACGGTCTGATCGTACGCGCGATACATGCGGCGAATATCATCTACTGCGTTCACAGCATCCAACTGGCCTTGCTCACCAAAGCGAGCCCGAGCGATGAAATCGGCCACGGCCTGGGCGCTCATGTTGCGCGCCATCTCCAGTTCGCGGAACTGCGCCTGGTTTACTTCGAGGTTACCGGTTCGTTCACCAATAGAACGGGAAAATACAAGCATTCAGTTGCTCCTTACTTGATAACAACGCGCAGCAGATCGCCTGCAGCAACGGTGTACGCCGTGTCTTCTTCGACAAATGCGCGAATGGATTCATCGGCCCCGACAGCTTTCACTTGCCCATCAGCGATGGACAGCGGCTGGCCTTTTTTGTACGTACCGGCAGCGGCGCGTACGTTCAGGAACATTCCCTGCATCGGATGAATGCCCACCACCAGCTCATTAGCCGGGATTGCATCATCAACCGTCTGACAGCGCAGATAATCGAAGTCGGCGACATAGAGAATCGCCTTTTCGTTGCCATCAACTGACGCAGTAAACTTGCCCGCGACGAAAGTACCGATGATGCCGGGCTTAGTAGCCGCCGCCGCAGCGCCTTCGCGGTTTAATAGTGGGTTGGGGAATACGCCGCCGGCGTGAATTACGTGTTTTCCATCTTTAGCCATTTTTTACTCCGGCATTTCGCTGACTGATTGGGTGTTATTGGCCTGGCGGAATGCACCATTCAGGCCGGTGGATGTCTGGCACTGAGCAAACAGCTCTTTCAGCGGCTCGCCGTCCAGCGCGTTCACGGCGACATCGGTCATGCCGAACTTGGCTTTCACCGCAGCGCGCTGCTCTGACTTCTCTTTATCGGCATTAACGGTCAGACCAGATTTAACCGCGGCGAGATCGTCAGCAAATGGCTTAAACCATGCTGGGGCTTCTGCCTGGTTGTTGGCGCGCTCACGCTCTTCTTTTTCAGCCTTTTCGCGGGCGGCCTTTTCTTCAGGCGTTTCCTCTTTTGGCTTTGCCTTCTCGGCGGCCATCTGGTTGTAAGCGTCCATCAGCTCAGCGTCGGACTTGCCTTCAGTCGGCTTACCAGCGGCTTTCAGCGCATTGATAATCAGTTCTTTCATCGGATCGTTCTCTCCGTTGGTTTTAATCTCGTACTCAGTGGGTTTGCGCACGACTTCTACAGGTTCGCCGACGAACACGGCTTTACCGCCCTCATCGATGAGGTACTTCTGTTTGAAATATTTCGCGTCATCGCGATAGATGAACGTGTCCGGCCAGACGGACTCAGGCCAAAGCCATTTGTCATCGGTCCGGCCTTCCCGTAGCTTGTCGCTAATGGCTCGCTGAATATCGTCGAAGGAAAAGTTGGAAGCGTTGGTGAAGAAGAATCTCGTTTTATTCAGCAGCCCCTCTCGGGTGCAGTCAGCACCATCAGCGAGGCTAACCACCTCAATTTCCTGATCGTCACCTTCAGCGTTAACGAAGATGCCTACGCCTTCTGACGGCGTGCCCGCCCCCGGCTCATCAAGCAGCACCGCGACATGGTCGAACATCATGTTTGTGGCGATCTCGTTGTACTTCTTGCCCTTCGATTCGCCATTAGCCGCAATGCCGGAATACAGCAGGCCGGTGGAAATGTGGATCGGGTCGACGTTGGTACCGGCGGCCATCTCATCGAGGCGGTTAACGAGGCGCTTACCCTTCTCGCTCGACTCGGCATACTGGCGGTCGACGTACATATCACCGCTGACCTTAGCGTCGGCGTGGGTGACGTTCTGGAGCCAGGCCCCGACGTGGTAGTTATTAACCGCCCGAACGTCGCGCGCCGATACGTGCTTTCCGTCCACCTTGGGGTGGCCCAGCGGCATCGGATTACGCTCGAGCGTGTTGTAGGCTTTCTCGATTTCGGCTGCCGGGTACAACTTCCGGTTCATCACAATATCGTCGACCACGGGCGTGACGCCGCGAACCACGATATGTGGCTTGCCGTCGATAGTTTCGGTGGTGATTTTTGAATCGGAGTTGACGACGGTCAGCACGTTAACGCGGTTGCGTTTCATGCTGGGTCCTCATTGGTGGATTTCAGGCAATAAAAAGGCCGCTTGAGCGGCCCATATTGAATACAACTAAACAGATTTTTCTTTATTTATTCATGATATGCATTCGATGATAAAATCATATTCGGATAACATATCAGCATAAAATTCTTTAAGCCATTCATACTCATAATCATCAACTTTATTATAATTATCATTCAACCAAGTGTTCAACATAACACTCAATTCTTTAAGCAGTTTTTCCTTCCACTCCGGAGATGGGACATAGATTCTAGTAAATGCAAAGTTCACATTACCTGGGCTGGAACCATCGACAAATTCATTTGCCCCCATAAACTCGAGTTCACTGCGATTAACTCTGATCTCACGTTCCCACGAGAAGTCTATTCCATATGGCGCTTGTTGCGTCCTAACCAGAGGCTCATGTCTTACCCATTTCCACAAATCCTCTGATGGCAGCCTTCTCGAACTCTCTTCGGAGCAATAAATCACATGCTGCCCCCCAATCTTGTAGATGAAATTTTTGTAAAACTCAAACCCAAATGGTTGATACTTTGACTTATCATCTGACATGAACCAGACGGGGGTTTCAGTAAAACAAATGCAACTGTGTCCGAATCTGTGCCCCAAAGATCTACCAGACTTCAAGATCAAATCATTTAAAATCAAGATTAAGGTGCCGAATGCATCTTCGTATTTTTCTTCTGTTGTCGCATGAGAACTTCTATTGGACTTGATCCAGTGATAGACAAATGCAGAACTATCTCCACGCTTAGCCATACAACCTCCTGAATTAATTACGTTCAGGATGCCACTGCTTACGCTCTTCCACCAGCTTATCCGCCAGCCCTTCGTTGAAAATGCTGCCGGCGTCATTGAGCAGCACTGGAATCTGGCCGCAATAGCAATGGTATTTGTTGCCATCTACCGCATACCAGGCACGCACATCCTCGGTGGTTCTGACTTTTCCATGCCAGAAAGCGTGGCCTACACGCGTCGTTGGCTTTAGTGCTGACAGATGAAGCAAGCCGGTATTCAACCCCAGCCTTTCCGCCGCCCAGTCCGTTTCATTCCATTGCGCCTCTCGCAGCGCACCTACCTGCTCGGTTTGCGCGATGGTCTTGGCTTTGCCCATCGACACGTCGAGTCGCTTGCTTACGATGCTGGCCGTCTCGCGTGGGTTCACGCCACGGCCAATAGCGTCGGAAATGACGTTTGCGAGGTCGCCGCGCGCCCGGTCACTCTCCAGTTTCCAGTCGCTGTAGGTGCTGACGTAAGCGCTGGCTATTTGATTCTGGTAAGCCGGGCTGGAAAGCAGTTGCTGCAGCGTTGTCTGGCTTGCATAAGCCTGCGACTGTACCGAGAGGTTAGTGAAAGCGTTGCGCGTGCCGCGCTCGTACTCAGCAGCGACATAATCCAGCGCCCAGAGGTTCTGGCTTCCGCCGTCGAGTAGCGCATCGTCAAGGATGGTTTGCACGACCTGAAGCAAGTCGGCCAGCTGCGCCGCCGTCATATCGTAGATATAGCGACCAGCATTCACCTGATAAAGCGAAGGCTCTGCGCCCTCGTTGTTGCACATCAGCCAGGACTGCTCGCCATTGGTTTCGCGCAGTTGCCCGGTCAGTCGCTGGTCAAACAGCGCTTTCAGGCGGCGCTTTATCGTCAGGTAGCGCTCATCGATGTCACGAAACATCCGCCCTACTTGACGCGCTGACTGCGTGGGGTCGGCTTTATTGCGTGGAACGATTGGCGTCCCGATTCGGGTTTGCACTGTCATCATCATCTGTCAGCGGATCCTTACCGGGTGGTTTTGCGTTAGGGTCTGGCGTTTCTGGCTCCTTCCGTGGCTCCAGTTCGCCGACGGCGCGCACCTCGTTCTCATCGACAGCTGGCGTGCCAAAGGCCTGTTGAGTCTTCGCCGCCACATCGGCCATTACCGCCATGTTGGCCAGCTTTTCTTTCTCGCTCGGGGCCAGTAAATCAGACCAGGTCAGCGTTACCTCTCCGGATGCTGGCGGGTCGATAATGCCGACAGTCCAGAAGCGCTCAATGACGCGGGTGATAACGTCAGATAGAAAGCCCCAGCGGCGCTCATTGCAACGGTTTGCCCAGGCTGTCTTATCTTCCTCCGACGCGAGATTGCCCGTCTGCTTGCCGAACATTATGTTGAACGGACACTGTATCGTTGAAGAGAATGAGTTAGCCGAAACAGTCCAACTTGGCGTCGGGTCAGCGGCGGCCACCGAGAGCACGGATGTTTTGCCGCCCTGAGTAACCAGCGCTGCGTCAGTGCCGCTGTTGAGCTTATTCACCTTGTCATTCATCGCGTCGCCGAGCTTGTCATAGCCAGCGTCTTTCGCCTGCTTAATCAGCGCATCAATACTGGCCTGCTCACTGAATTCAGTGGCAAGCTGGCGACTGGCGTTCTTCAGGAAGCCCTCGGCGCTGCCCCCCTTCGTTTTCTCGATGTCCAGGAGGTCGTTATAGCCGGCCTCCAGCAGTGGGATACCAGAGAGGATGTTCTCGTCCTCAGAGCCCTCACAAAGCAGGATGATGCGATCCGGGTGCACCTGAACCGAACGCGGGCTGCTATAAGTTTCTTCGTCACCGATCGGCTGCTCATTGAACTGGTAGCTGACCGGCTGGCCGTAGGTTTCAGACCAGGTATCGACATCCAGATTACCAGGCCTTACCTGCGGCTCCCATGCCGGGATAAGCTTAACCAGAGCCTTACTGCCGAGCTGCTTAACCACATTGACATCAATCGGTTCGCTCCAGTCCCGATTATCCCGCACCTGAATCAGTAGTGCTGAATAGCGGCCAATCATATTGCGGCGATCGGCGTCTTTAATTTTTGCCCAGTGCTTTTTCATCAGCTTTGTGACGGCCTTTTCCCACGCCGTCGTGGTCGTCGACTCTTTGTCTTCGTCCCCGTCGATGATGGTCGGCCTGTCAATCCAGCATGAATCGAGAAGCTTGTGCACGGCAGAGAAGCCGGTCGAGCCGCGACGATACTGCCGATAGAAATTGTCAAAAGTCAACGTGTCCGGGTAGCCGAACTCGTCCCATAGCTTGGTGCGCTTCACATTGCCATTTCGCCCCGCGTACAGCATGCGCTGGCGCCCTATTGCATCAGCAAGGGCATTAACGAGGAATTTTTCCCCGGTGCTTAATTCACTCAATGATGAGCTCCTTAGAAGAAGATTGCCCCCACCTTGGCCGGTGAGTGCAGTACGCGGTAACGAGTGGCATCCCAGTCATGGTCTTCCTGGGTGGTATCGACATCGTCAGGTTTTTTATCGTCACGGACTAAAACAGGGATGCGGCTTATCCAGCCCCGGCAGTGTTCCATTACGTAGAAGGCTGGCTTCTCCGGTATTCCTGACTCCATCTTTTTGGCTTCAACAACGGCCTCAAGCATGTCAGCAAAAAGCGATGCGCCATTGATGCGCGATCCCGGCTTCTTATCCGCCGGTAACCATTTCACGCCCTGGGCTTCCATTTTCTGCGCGATGGACAGCTCGTTATCACCCGTATTGAAAATCGCGCCATCTGCCGGACCGGGAATGACGCTGGCACATATGCCAGGCACAATGTGCATCTGTCCTTTGCCCTGGACTTCCTCAGGCTCGTCCACTTCCTCCCCCACCAGCCGCTTATCAACCCATGCAACGCCCTTAGCGACGTTAGTCGAGGACATGTTCAGGCCTTTGTTAAGCTCGTCCGGTGGGCAGCCGTACCACTCGCCAATCAGGATCAGCGATCCGGCAGGAGGGCAGAACTGGCGACCGTCTGGCAGTTCTGCGGCGGTACCGTCGGCACGCGCCCACCAGAGGTTGGAGAACGGCTTCGATTCGCCCCAGTCATGGGAGCGGTCAACCGTCCAGCTGTCTGGAATGCGGAATGACTTGATGACGTGAATGCGAGCATCCCAAAGGTGGTCGAACCGCCCGCCACTGGTAACATCCCAGGAGCCTTCTACCCATGCCGCCCGGCGGTTTGGGTCTTTGATAGCCATCAGGGTCGCGATGTACTGCGGATCCAGATACGGGTTTTCTTTGAACGAGCCGTGAATTGCAACGCGGGTGAGCGTCACATCCTCTTCGCGCTCTGTCTGCGGGTTAAATACCTTTTGCGTTTCGCGAATGATGGTGCCGCGTGGTGCAGGTTCAATGAAGCGCTTCTTCACCCAAGTGTGGCCGATGCCAAACGGGTTAGTCGTGCTGAACGTCTCCAGGGGGATCGGCTTAAGCAACGAACCATCATCACATGGGTAGTTCTCAGGCCGAAACGATGAACGCCGGCAGGAGAACATCATTTCGTAGAACTCAGGTGACTGCTGCTTAGTCAGTTCGTTGAATCCGATGAACGGGAATTCCTGTCCATGGTAGTCCCAGTAGTCGCTCTCTTCTTTCCCGAAGCGGAAAAGTAACTCCTCGCCAGTCGGCCATACCCAGCGCAACTCTGATGCAGATGCCAGGTACCGGGCACCGTCATTGAACAGACGATACATTCGTTTTGACTGGGTAATGATGTCAGTAAGGTTCTTATACTCAGTATCGAAAATAACGCCACGCCAGAACGAGCCATATCCAAGGCCAACCAGGCGACGAAAGCGCGCCAACTGCGCGGCAGTTTTACCCGGCCCGCGCGTACCCTCATAGAGAATCTCGTTGCACGGGCAACTCAGGGACAGTGATTGCGATCCCGGCAAAGGTTTCCAGACGGCTTTGTAATTCATCCACCAAGAACCTCGCTCTGTTGTTTCTGTGCTGCAGCTTCCCAATCATCCACGTTATCGCAGCTCGGAACTGGCATGATACTGTGGGTTGCAGTGACCTTCTGCTCGCTCTGCTCTTTGAAAGCTTGCACACGAACGTGCTTACCCAGCAATTCGAGGTTCTTCACTTTATCAGGCCACTTAATCTTTTTGAGGATGGTCTCTGCCGTCTCTTCGTTGAAGTTCAGAATGGTTGTGCTGATATCCAGTCCGGTCAGCGTAGTTCGCCATGATTTGGGCCAAAGGCTAATTGCCTTCAGGCTGCCGTCGTCATTGAGGATATCCAGTACGTCCATCTGATCGATTTCAACTAAGCGCCGGAGCACATAATCAGCATCAATACCGACTTCCTCGTTGCGCTTCGTTTTGAGTTCGGCGATTCTGTTTTGGATGACAGCTTTTGACAGCAATTTTGTAGCGGTACGATTAGCCGTTTTGGCGCTGTACCCCACACGAATCGCTGCCTGAGTGGCGTTTAAATCGATGAGGTACTCGCGACAGAACATTGCTTGTTTGTCGGTGAGTGCCATTTAAATTCCTCTGGAGAGATTATGGATGCGCTAAAGTTTTCAACATTGTCCCGCATGCTTACTCAGCACGGTGAAGAACTTCAATTTAAAGCAGAAAACCTGTTTGAACGTGTTTGTAACTACTGGAGCAGGTCGCAAACACTTAACTCACAGATAAAAATTTCCAAAACTGCCAATGGACTCGAAATTGTTATCCCACAGTGCGATTTTCACTGTTTTGGAGAAACCCGGATAAAATTCTTAGGCTTAAAACCTGTTAATGAGATTACGTTTTTCACAAAAGAAAACGATAAAAAATTACCTTTTGCCATTTTTCGTATCAATCAAGATAACGAGTTAAGCATTCCCGGCAATACTGAGGCACCTATAGTAGATCTAGACTTCGCAAGAGCAGTGGAAGAATATTTTATGAACGAGTTAATTTTGGCAGCCTCAAAAGCCAGTCTTGTGTAGTAATCCAAGCCATTAAAAAAGCCACCCGTGGGTGGCCTTTGTGATGGCAATAAAGCAGTAAGGGGTCTTATTGTATTCAATGAGGCTTTGCTACGCAATTCTGTTGGTGATGCAAAAAGAGCGTATTGTTTCAAATCGAATCATTGCCCTTTGAGACTCAACAAATAGAATCTCATCTGCCAACCTTCCTTTATAACGCGCCTCTATATAATTCCCGACTTCTTCAGCATCAATGTAAACGCCTTTATTAGCCAGCAATACTGCGTACACAGCTTTGAAGAATCGCTCGTCATCTGACGGAAGCCCCAAGCACCAGCTATCAACACTCAGCCATCTGTCCAGACAATCCAGCTTATGAGTCATACTCGCCTCCAGACTTATTAATAATCGCAATATGATTCGAGTTGAGCTGAACAATCAAGTTCCATTAATAGACTCTGTGACAACTATTGTATAGCTATGGAACCGTTGTTCGACTCTCTCACTGAGTCATAGATACGCTCACACGTCATTCCTGCCCGGTAGCTTTCGTCAGCTCGTCCAGCATAATATCGAGCTTCTTCTGCAAGACTTCCGAGCATGTCGGCGAGCATCGCGGCATCGGCTCCGGCTGTTTTGCTTCTGACGGCAGAGGCAAGATCTGCGGTGTGCTTTGCGGCGTCCAGGCGGGTAGCGAGCTTTCTGGCTTGCTGTTGCAGCTGGCTAACAGTGGAAGCCAGGCCAGCAGAAGTAACGGCAGCACGCGCAGCTTGAGCTTGAGCATCTTTAACGGCCTCATCACGGGCAATAATTCGCCCTTGTTCAATCATGCGGGCGGCGGTTTGGGCATTCGCGGTCTGCGAAGACTCGGAGCTATCACGCTCCGCCCATTTCTGTTCCCAGCCGCGATTGCTCCATACGTTTCCGGCAATGAATGCAACGGCCACCAGCAGAATCGCGACAACAATCTGGTATTTCGGAACCATCAAAATACCCCCGGAACTGATACTGGAATGCCAGGGTTAAGCGGCCCGTATCCATCACTCAGATATTGAGGTTTCTCACCCCACAGGCAAACTTCCCGCTCAATCTCACGCCTGGTTATTAATCCCTTCCACTTTTTGCCACCAGCATAGGTCCAGCGCCGCAACTGCTCGCATGCGCCTTTAATATCACCCTGGTTGATTGTTCTCAGCAGCGTGGAGGTTTTGAAGTTACCGGCCCCGACGTTGTAAACGAACGAATAAAGCGCACCGCGTGTGGTTTCCGGGATGGGAACCTTTATGTAGGGGTTAATCTGACGCGCTACGGTTGCAAGGTCTTTGTTGAGCAACGCCCTACACTCAGCTTCCGTGTAGGTTTTCCCCAACATGATGTCGCTTCCAGTATGGCCGTAACAGATTGTCCACTTATCGACCACGTCCTGATATGGAACATATCGAACACCTTCCAGCCCATCATCTCCTGTCGGGCCGGTGATAAGCGATGCGGCAATAGCGATAGCGCCAGCCGGCACCGCTGCGATAACGCTATTCCTCAGCTTTAGTGACATAGCCATTAAGCCGATCCTCCCGCTCTTTGCGTCGGTAATACCAGTTCACTCCACAGGTAATAACGGTGCATGCGATACCGACAATAATTGCCCAGTCACTTAAACCGAGTCCTGCCACTTTGTCGGCCAGCATCCACGATACCTCTTTAGCTGTTTCGGCATACGCCTTTGCAGAGACACCAAAGCCGACCAGCCCGGTCCCTGAACCATATGAAAGTCTGCTGTAAATTGTGCTCATTCGGGTCATAGCCTCACCTCCGGATATTTCGGATGGCGCTGTGTGTGTTTGAAAGGGTCAGGCCCGTCGGGCTGGATTTAACAACGAAGCGTGTCGATGATGATTCCCGCGGGACCTGATAATAAAAAAGCCATGCAAATGCATGGCCTTGTGATTTGAATCCGTTATTTACAAAATGTATTCGAGACAGTATCTTTCGACTTCCGGACAAAAAAACATATACCGGGACAAAATCTAAATGTAACTGCCTTGCCTGCATGAAACCATGCTGGCTTTTTTTTGCCCAAAGAAAAAGCCCACCGAAGTGGGCCTTACAGCTATCATCATTTTTTATTAGGTGTGGTGCCGGGTGCCTCCCGGTAAGTCGCCGCCAGTCCACAGACGACTCGCAATGCGCAAAAAAACATATCAGACTGGCAATGCCCCTCCGCATAGGGGGATTCACCACACCAAAAATTTAACATCTGATGAAACTCGTTTCAATGCTCTATGACGATGTGACAGGGGTACTGATGCAATGCATCTCGCGAATACCCCTGTCGTGTCGCCGGAAAGCAAAAAGCCCAAGGCGTTAACCTCGGGCTTGAATTCTTTGTGTGTCGACAATCGAAGCTATGGCGACGATATCAGATTTACATGAAATATATGCCTTTCAGTTCGGTTTTGCAAGACTTACATCTAAATTTGTCGCCTTTTGTTGTGAACGTGATCGCGTTACCGATATGAGAGCGTCGCTATCAAGCTTCACAAAACTGCTGCGCAGCGCCAGCCAATGAGGGAGGTAGGTTTCTGTCCATGTGGACTTTGCTACACCAACCAGCTCCGCCAGCGACTGGTATTCGTACGTCTCCCGCCCTGCCAGCTCGGCTTTGACATCCTGCGCGGCCAGCCAGATAAGTTGACGAAGGCGATCGACAGTCTTCTTCGCAATGCGTATGCCGGCCAGCTTCTCGCTGAATTGCTCCCATGCCCACCGGGTGATCGTCTCCTGGTGCTCCCAACGGATATTGTCGCTGTAATTCCACAGCAGCCACGCTTTCTGATGCTCTTCCAGCGACAGCAGAGCCCGGCGCCAGCTTGCCGTCGAATACTCAACGGGCAGAACGAGAGCGATCGATGAACCCTTAGCGCGTGACTGATTGCCGCTCATCGGCGGCCCATCCGGATTAACCATGCGTTGTTTGACCTCGCTATAAACTTTCTTCCTTCCCCGGCTGCGCGCCGTAGCGGTGAATTGCGCGTTTTCTGCAAAGGCTACCAGTTGCCCTTTCGTCGCGCCGCTCAGATCGGCGGTGGCCACTATCAGCTGCTGGCGAACAAATTCCAAGTATTGAGCTGTCATGCTGTCTCTCCCGGGGTCTGATAGATGCGAACGAAATTTCTCAGTATGCGGTAGTCAACCAGTACGGTGTCGCGGTGCCGGCAGAGGCGGAGCTTTTGCCAGCGGTCGCGGATGCGTTCGATAACGTCACGGCTCATGCGGCCTCCTGATGGCGGGCGCGGCGCTTCTCCAACGCGCGGGCTCTGCGGGTGAATATGGATTTGATGCGCTGCAGGTAGGGAATATCGAACCGGCGAGGCTCGTTGTCGGATTCAAGGCGCTCGACACGTTCTAGGCCTATGCGTTCAATCAGACGAATGCGGTACTCGACGGCATTTCCGCTTAATTGGCGGTTGCACCGTGTGCAGGCTGAATGAACGTTAAACACGTTGAATTTGAGATGTGATGCAGCACCGCGGGAACGGTAATGACTGGCGTCGATGGCGCTACCAGTCAGATAGTTGCTTTTGCCAATGAGCGGATTGCCGCAACTGACACAGTCTTTCCCCTCATCACGAATCCTGATGTACCGATTGAAAGCAGGCTGGGCCTCTTTATCCCACTGGGATTTAGTCTTTAATGACTCGCGCGCCCTCTGGCGACGTTGGCGCTCTTTTTTCTCAGCAGCGCGCTGTCTGGCAGACTCCTTGCGCTGCGCATCCTCTCGGTTCTTTGCGGTCTGCGCTTTGGCAACTGCGGTAGCGCACTCGTAACCGCACACGGTTTGCGTGTCGCGCGTCGGGTGGAACCACTGGCGGCATTCTTTATTGGCGCACTTGCGGCGCGGTAGCTTAGCCATGCTCACCCCCACGCCTTGCTTTGCCACACACGGCTCGGGCGCGGCGCTTTATCGCCTTCCGGCAGCTGCGCGCTGATAGTCCAGGTGATGTTGTCACGGTTCAGGCTGCGCTCGACTTTCACGCCACGGCGCCGGTAGTTGTCCACCAGGTCGTCGGCCTGCTCGGTGGTGCATTCGTGATGATGGAACCAGGAGAATTTCATCGGCATCATCCCCCAAAGCTCATCAGCTGGGCGGCGGCGTTCTCGGCCTCCTGCTGCGTTCGGAAAGTCCGGGACAATATCCAGCGCCAGAGAACATCGAGCACAGCCTTGTACAGCTGCTGGAATTCGATTTCGTCCATGTTTGAGAAGGAAATGCTGCGGGGATGTTTACGCAGGGTGTCGTCAGGCAGCCGGATAGCATCGTAATGTCCGGCTTCGACAGTTACCCAGGCACGGTAAGCATCAAAGGATTTACACAGGCTGATGCCATTGGTAACGCGACGGCTAGCAATCTGCTCCAGATACTGTTCAGCAGCATCCAGCAGCGCGCTTTCGTTGCCGCCATAAGAAGACAGGAACTTTGCATACCCGGTTACCAGCTTGCGCTCGTTCGATGAAATGGCGCCGCCGGTTGGTTCCCAGTATTCAAACCCGAGATTCAGGAGCGCAAAGAAACGGCGATGGAATGCGGGATTCCTCACCTGACGAAATTCGGCTACCAGCACGGCGCCGAGTTTGATTTTTGATTGCAGAATATCGCTGGTCTCCGGCGTAGCGGGGATCAGGATTCCTGATGATTGCTTAATGAGTTGAAGTTCGTGCGCCATGGTACTCTCCGTGGCGCATAAGGCTGTCAGTTGTTCAGGCTGACACTGACATTATGTACAGGTGATAATGGAAAATCAATGCAAGAAAAAACCCGCCGTAGCGGGTTTAATCTTGATGGTGAGTGCTATTTATTGATAACTATTTCTGGCAAACCTTCTTGGACTTGCTGATAGAGCCATCATTACAAACAAATTTTTCACCCGAACAATGCGATATTCCGCCTTTCTTACCTGAGCATGGCTTGTTTGCTGCCGTTGCTGTCAGTGAAAAAAGTGACACCAATAAAACAACAAGAACTTTCTTCATATCCCTATTCCCATCAGTAAAAGTAAGTGAATCGTAGCAGGGATCGATGAAGCGAAAAAGAAAACCCGCCGTAGCGGGTTATATTGTCGATATGGGAATTCACATATCGCTTGTATGGCAGGTTATATCAATCACCAGAGTCTACGAGCTTTTGCATAGCACCTGCGTAACGGGACATGCCGATTTCCAATGCTAACCTCACGTCCTGCTGCGGTGCTGCTGCGAGCATGGCTCTATACGTCGGGTTAATTTCATCATGTTCGTTAATTGCAGCCCAGCCAGCTTTATTCATCGCTACTGTAGGTTCTTTCGGAACTAATTGCCAACCATCCGGAGTTACCGGAGAGTTGCCAGCCTCATACGCAACGCGCAGCCAGTGGAAAAATACCTCCGTCATTACGCATCCACATTCGACGTCAATAGTTCCTGTCTGCTGCGAAAGCCACTGCTCGAATGGCAACTTGTAAGCCGTCGTTTCCTGTTCGGCGCCCTGAAGCATGGCTGCTCGGCAGGCGTTATGGCCTTGTGCAAAGCTTTTCTGATAGAGATTCATGTCGTCAGAAATAGTCATCTCATCAGGGAATACCATCTCATCCTCCCGGCTCTCCCGCAGCTCTCTCAGCCCCTTCACCGCATCAGCAATGAAATGGTCCAAGGTGCTGCCGTTACGATACTTGAGAGAGCTCTCCAGCGCTTCGATAACGCGTTCAATGCGCTCAGCTGCCAGTGGAGAGTTTGCCGGGTGGTTAGCTGGGTCTGTTAATAGGCTATTCATCGTCGCTCCCGTTTTTCTCAGCATCTGATTTGACGTGAAAGCGCGGCTCACCGTCTTTCGGCTCCGGCCAGGTGCGTGACTCGTTCACTGCCAGCTTTTCTACCATGGCCTGAGTGATTTGCTCGTCAGTGATACCGGCGCGACGCTGGGCGTCCCATAGTAAAAACTGCATATCAGCCCACTCGCTCAGGTCGCCTGGTTCGGCTACGGCTTCGAGCGCCTCTTTCGACAGGTGCTTCAATGGACCGATAGGGCCAACGCTACCGAAAGCCTTATCTGACCATGCAGCATGAGCGGCGCGAATTTTTTCGCGCTCTTCGTCTTTCTGGTGCCCCTGAAGCTCACTAGCAGCAGCGCCTGCAAGCTCAAGCAGCTCTGCCATCCTCCTGGCTTCCTTCTCCGGACGCTGACGGCAGAAAGACAATGCGCTCATGATGCGCAGCTGCAGCGTTACAAGCTGCTCTGCTGTTAACCGGTTAGCTGGGTCTGTTAAGTTGATTGTCATGCTGCACGCTCCTGAAATAACACTGACTGCTGATACCCCGTAAGAAACCACAATCCATCCGCCCGTTGACTCATTTCATACCAGTCCCCTGGGTTTAGGTCTGACACGAGATTATCTCCGCAGATGCAGGTATCTTCCCCTCGTGGCTCAGAGTCATATTCCTCGCCAGTAGTGAACCACTCCGGGCTCTCAGAGTGAACGCACGTCATTTTAGTAACATTCGACATGCTCATCATGCGTCTCCTTCGATAACCTGGATGCCAGCGGCGTCGAGCATTTCAAAAATCGCCGTTTTGTTAAACCAGTGTCCTGCTGGGTATGGCACCATTACCGCATGCCCACTTTGAACAACCCCCACGTGTAACTCAGGAAGCTTCACGGTGACTGTGCGGGACTCCAGCACGCTATTCGATAACTCGACAGTTCTCAGTTGTTCCTGCAGCTGTTTCACCTCGTCGAAAAGTTCGCAGGCATGGCGGCCTTGCTTAGCGCTTTTATGCTGCTCAGCTTCCAGCGCCTCTACCAGAGTCCGAATCATCCGCGCGGCCTGTCCACACTCATCAACGATAGAAACGTTTGTGCCGGTTTCTACTCCATCGACTTCGAATCGCAAATCGACATCATCAGAATCAATATCGCTGGCCTCAAATTGAGAGATATATTCCATTGTGAATGCGGACGCTTTTGCTTTGCTGACGAGCAGCGCCAGTGCGGTGATATCGTTCATTGGGGCTCCTTGCGGGTGGCATTGCGGTTATTCCGGCAGATGGTTGACCACATCTGAACTTCAACCAGGAAATTAGCCATACCCTCAGCAGTGCGGCGGCATTTGTTTCTGTTGCCATTCCCGATAGAGCGCTTTGCGTTGCGAATTACACTGCGATTGTGTGCGTTACAGACTTCAATCCAGCGGTCCTTCGGCTTATTTTTATAAACTGACTTGCAGCGCTTTTGGATAGCGGACTTCTGGAGTCGGTAAGCTGAAATCAGGTCATTGAGGTATGTTGGCTTACTCATGATTTCTCTCCTTGGCGTAACTGGGCGGCGAACTTACGCGCAGCATTGGCTTGCATGCTCAGGTAGTGAGCGTTCATGAACTCATCGTGGTTTTTATATGGCTCAATTTCTGATTCATACTTTGCGGCAAGAGCTTCCACACCCTGAGCCCGCAGTTCAGCCAGATGCGCGTCGTAGGCCGGAATCTTGAGCACGGCCAGCGCACCGATAATTTTCTGTGCTTCTGGCGGACACTGTTCGTAATGCTCGTCGGTGATAAATACCGCGTCGTTGTGAATGGCTTCGATTGCGCTAAGCTCCGCGACCACCTCAGCACACTTGCTCTCAACGTTAGCTAATTTCACTGACAGTTCGAGCACCTGCGCTTCAAGCTGTTCGTATGTTGGCTTCATGCTCATTTCAAAGCCCTCAAATGCGATACGTTCTTGCGGTAGCTGCCCCAGTCGAAGTTCACCCAGATGCCGTTATCCATGGTTAAGCGGTCGATAACGCGAAGTCCCAGAGAATCCTGAAGCCCTGCATGGTTCAGGTTCGTCAGCACGCCCACCGGCTTCATCGAGGACAGGCGGCGATCAACAACCTGGTTCAGAATGACCTTCTCGCCGCTGCTGCCGCGCTGAATGCCAACCTCGTCCAGCACCAGCAGATCGACTTTGCAGAGGTCATCCAGCAGAGAGGCTTCCGACTGGCCGCCGTCGTAGCATTCGCGAATCCGAAGCATCAGATCCGGAATGGTGACAACCAGAACCGAATGGCCAGCAGCCAGAAGATGGTTGCCAATTGCCGCGGCAAGATGGTTTTTCCCTGTACCAGGAGCGCCACTGAACACGAAGCTTGCAAATCCGGTCCCGAAGTTCTGCGCGTAGCTCTTAGCCATGGTGTAGGCCTTGCGCTGTTGCTCGCTGGATACTTCGTAGTTGGCGAACGTGCAACTGCGGTGCAGGGTCTGGATGCCAGAGCGACCGAAGATTTTCTCAGTGCGCGCTTTCTGGTTCATTCGGTTCAGTTCCTCGCATTGTTTCAGCCCTTCCTCCCGCTGCCACGCCAGCAATTCAGCTGCGTTCGTGAACTTAGGCCGTACGCCGGGCGGAATGAGTTTCTTCAGGCGCTCAAGCGCGCTGCCAGCACCAATCATGTTTTTCATCGCTACCCCCTGAATCCTGGTGGGATGGTGTTATCCGGGCGGGAAATCGCATTCAGATCCCGCATACCTGACGGCGTTGTCACTTCCCAGGCTTCCTCGTAGTGTTTCGAAGGGCCAAAGAACGTTGCGGCCTGTTTCACGTACTCGGTGTTAAGCTTCCCCGTAGCTCTTACGAAGTCAGCGTATCGCTGCGTACCCTCGAGCAACTCCTGGGCCGTAGATCCTGAGTTGACTCTTGCACTCCAGGCCTTGCAGGCATCGGCCTTGCTATTGCCTCCAGCACGCTTTGGATAAATCGCCCACACCTGCTCGAACTCATCTGGATAGGCATTTTTTTTTGGTGGCGTCTCATCATCGGGAGAACCATCACCCTCTGGGGGTGTGGCAGAGCCATGCCCCGAAGTGTTTTCTTCTTCCTGTTCCTGTTCCTGTTCCTGTTCCTGGTTAAGGAACGGTTCGAGAACCCTTTCTGAACCCTTTAGCTTCGCACCACCAAAATGAGCTATCGCGTCAGCCATAACCCGCGCCAAATCTGGCTTCACTGAGGATTTATCCGGCACTTGAGAAAACAAACGCATTGCCGCTATACCCTGATTCGGGTTCTCAACTGGGTTCCAGTTCATGAAGTTCCGAATAAGCACCCATTTCGAGGCAAAATCACGCGTTGCGAAACCGTTCTTAGATAGTTCATCAAACCCTTTCGCAACCCTTTCAGAAGTCCAATTGAGGTCTTCCGAAACGTATCCATCAGGCAGTCGAAAACACCCAATCATGTTCGTGTGTTGCCCCGTGAGCAGGTACAGCGCGAGCAACCGGGCATCATCAGAAACCCGACGCATTCCATCGCTTATCCAAAAAGATGTATGCACCTTGCCGTAATCACGCATAAAAACCCCTGAACACTTAAATTGCTGTAGCTTCGTCAGTTCTGGCGGAGTGCTTAAAAACGATCTCGACGCACAAAAATACGCATGCCTGACAGATTGAGACGCCATCCCCAGCGATGAGAACGCCAGAAACTTCGACGTTCGTCTTTCCGCAAAAAGAGCACTTATGGGTTGGCTGGATATTTACCTTGGTATTGGTTACTGGCATACTCGCCTCGCAACGACTGTCCGTTCTTGCATTAGAGGGCCCTTTCTGTACCCGCAGAAGGGCCTTCGCCTTTTCCAATCCAGTCATGCAGCCCCCAGCATTGAAGTTACCAGCGTCATCAGTGGCAGCGTTAAGTCCGGATCCACGCGGAACATCTCGACAATCCCCTCACTCAATTCCTTCAGCTTCTGATGCTTTGGTGCGCCCATGGCGATGGCTATCTTCGCTTCGCTGGTCTCTTTCTCCAGTCGCGCCAGGCGGGCCATGATGTTGTCTTCCGGCAGCAGTCGGTTGCGGTGCTCCAGCGGAAGAACGGCAAGGATCGCCGGGGTTAGCAGTTGAATGTTGCGCTGAGCCGCCATGGTGGTTCCGTCGAGCCAGCGGAATAGCTTCTGACGGCGACGACTCAGATCATCAGGGAAATCCAGCGCGCCGCCGCCCTGCCTCTCCCATTCCTCGACAATAAGCCCAGAAACAAAGTCCTGATTGTTAATTGACGCTGCCCAGGCGCGAACGGCTGAGCAGACTGCGTGGTGGCTAAAGCTATCACCAGAGGCAGCCTTGGGCTGATTCTGAGATATCAATAGCCTATCCATCGCAGTGTTATTATTTTGAAACGCAAGTGATTGCATATTGCTTTCCCTTTCGTGGTTAAAGTGCCGGTCAGACTGCTTTTGGCTTGCTGATTTCAAGAATTTGGGTGGTGGTGAAGCGACCACCTGAAGCTTCAGCAATTTTCGATGCGTAAGCCGTCTCGCCGGTGTAATCAGTGCGTGGCAAGCAGCCGCTATTGATCCATTTGTAAATTGCTCGCGGAGTCCGCTCACATGCTTTGGCGACCACGGGTACGCGAATCAATTTAATGATTTCGCCAAGACTGGTTGGTTGCATTTTTTAACCCTCAATATGAACTGTAAGTACATATTATGTCGGAACTGATAGTTCACGCAAGAGATATTATGATTGAACCTATGGTTCAGGAAGAAAAAGCGCGAAAAGACTTTTCCCATAGGCTAGCGCTGGCCTGCGATAAAGCTGGTTTACCGGTTCATGGTCGTCAGGCTGAAATAGCCAAAAAGATGAAGTTGACACCAAAAGCCGTAAGCAAGTGGTTTAACGGGGAATCAATTCCAAGACGTGGGAAGCTGCAAGAGCTTGCCGCGAGTATTGGTACAACTTCAACTTACCTGTTAGGCGACACCCCAGATGATGGCATCGGGGAAAGGCGACTGCCGAAATCGACAGAAACATTTCGCATAGATATTCTTGATGTCTCTGTTAGTGCGGGGCCTGGCGTGATCAATAGTGAGTTCGTGGAGGTATTGCGCTCCGTGGAATACTCCGTTGAAGATGCCCGCCAGATGTTTAACGGTCGCAAGCAAGAGCAGATCCGCATCATAAACGTTCGCGGTGACAGCATGTCCGGCACCATCGAGCCCGGTGATTTGCTGTTTGTTGATATCAGCATTCAACACTTTGACGGTGATGGCATTTATGCCTTCATCTACGACGACACATCCCATGTTAAGCGCCTGCAAAAGATGAAAGACAAGCTGTTGGTTATCTCTGACAACCCTACCTATCGACCATGGGAACCGATTGAAAAGGAAGAGATGAACAAAATTTTCGTCTTCGGAAAGGTGATCGGCAGCATGCCGCAGACGTACAGGAAGCATGGATAGACAGGTGTCTTTATGAGAATTGGAATCACCTTTCCGGTGATAGTGTTCATCGCTGCAGTAGTGTTTCTTACGTGGTTCATCGTAGGTGGGTATGCCACGCCGGGTGCATAGTGGCAATCGAGTAACGCCCCAGACATACAGGAAGCATGGGTAAGAAGTTGCCTGAATCACCGCAGGAAATGGTTTTTTCTCCATCCGACTGAAAGAGCTGGATGCTATGTACGAGAAGTACATGAAGGGTCGGATTCGGACTCAGAGTGATTGATTCTTAATTTTGATATGTGACAGACCACAGGTTCAATCTATACAAGATTGTCACATCCTCTAATCATCAGTTTTGCACTAATTTACATTTGGCTCAAATTCTTAAATAAAAAACATCAATAAATCAATGGGTTTGGCACCTTTCCTTTGCGTCAACAACTCATATTTCTAACAGCCATAAAACACAGTAATCATATGATAGATAATAATATTTATGAGGGATGTAAATGACCGATACTGACGTATATGTTTATGTAGGAGATGTTCACCGAACAGGGCACCTTGATGTAACAAATGCGATTAAGAAAAGAAAAAAAGAGCATGGTTTACAAAAAAATGTTCTTTTTTGCGTCGCTACGTATGGCGGAGACCCCAGCGCGGGTTATAGAATTGGGCGCGCTCTACAGCATAACTACGAACACATAACAGTTCTTGTTGTAGGCCCATGCAAAAGCGCCGGTACGTTAATGGCTGTAGCGGCCCATAAATTGATGATTGGTGATATGGGGGAACTCGGCCCCCTGGATATACAGCTCAAGAAAAATGATGAAATCGGCGAACTGAGCTCAGGGTTAGTCATCGCTACGGCGATTGATCAGATAAAAGAGTGTGCTATTTCGACGTTTAGATCCTATATTCTTGATATAAAATACAGGAACCAAATCAGCACAAAGATGTCTGCAGATATAGCAGCGAAGCTTACAGAGGCAATCATCACTCCGATGGCTTCGCAGATTGATCCGATAAAGCTTGGCGAACACCAGCGAGCTATGAATATTGCTCTGTCATATGGTGACAGGCTGAACAATCACTCTAAAAACCTCAAGGAAAGCTCCTTGGGTAAGTTGATTGCAGGTTATCCAGCTCACGGGTTTGTCATTGACCGTAAAGAAGCTAGGGAACTGTTTAACAATGTAGAGAGCCCTAGTGATTACGCTGGCTTTTTATATGAAATCTTGGGTGATAAAATTTCAAATGGTGAAATCTCAATATCTGATTCTCCAGTAGTCAGAGATTTCACACCTAAAAAAAATGAAACTACTAATGCAGAGGAAGGGGCCCATGTCAATAGCGGAACTCATGAAGGAGATGGAATCTCTGACCAGGATTCAGGAGGAGCAGAGCAGGCAGGGAGTGAACCTAACGAAGGAAGCGATGGAGAACATGCGCAAACTGAGCAAGCGACTGGAACCATACCATCAGAACAACCAGATGAAGACCAAGACAGAACTGTTTAGCTTCTAATTCAAAAAACCCGGCCACCGCGCCGGGTTTTTACTGCCCTACTCTTTCCCATACGATATCAATCGCTTTATAGCCTCCAGCTTACCGGTCTGTCTGCGCATCTCCAGCAGTCTTAGAGCCTCGAACGCCTCCAGTCTAACCATCTGCTGCTCTGCCAGCATCTCCATATCCTGCATCAGTAACTCGACTTCTTCCTTTGTGATCGGCGGTCTCATGTAGCCTCCTGTGTTTTTTTTTGAGCATAGCACGCGCCTCAAACAAAAATAAATCATCTTAAAGTTCATATTGTTATGTGTTTTGAACTTCCCATTGTCAATTAATGTACTATTGGTACTTTACATCAATGAACTTATAGTACATTATCACCTCATCGCGAAAACAAACGCGCATAAGGTTCAACAACGTTCCGCCAGCCTGGCGACAAGGGCAAACGAGGATGAGATGAAAAACAACCACGCAATACCAAACAGCGGTCGCGCAGTAGCAATGCGCAGCCAGCGCACCGGCGCGGCATGGCAGGTCTCTTTTGATTACCGCGAAGGTCTGTACTGGCACGAACCGCAGGGAAACCTGCGCAATATCCGCCGCCCGTATTCTTCACGCACCATTGACCCTTCCCTTGTACCAGCGGGGACACACTGATGGGGACTCTGTTTGCTTTAGTGCTCACTGTCGGCATGACAAATGGCACATATCAGGATGTGGTTCTTGGGGTGTACGACAACCAGCAGCAATGCGAAAGCGCCGCAGTTGAACAGCATGTTTCTGGTGAATGTTACCCGGTGGACGCGGTTATCCCGGCAGATGAAATTCCAGCATCAAGGTCGTTTTAGGAGTGGTTATGCAGGAGAAGAAATGCGCTTACCGCCGTTGCGGAAAGCCGATTGAGCAGGGAAAAGAAGTAACAGGCAAGCTGACGCTGATTCACGGCGCGCAGCTGAAGCACGAAGAGCGCGATTACTGCTGTGTACGTTGTGCTTCGTACGACCAGATGGCTCACGAGTCATAACGTAAAAACCCGCCGAAGCGGGCCTGTACGTCCGGTGCTTCCGACCAAAGTTACACCGGAATTTATACCAAACCAAAAAGACACCCAATGGGCGCCAACAATGGCCCGGGGATTCTAACACCCAAAAAAGAGGATCTCACATGGAATTCTTCCACGTGGTAAAGGCTACTCAGAAGTCTGGAAAGAAAGACGCAGTGATTTGGTTCAGTGCGAAATCCGAAGCGCGCGCCAACCTGCAGCTTGATGTTGAGCTGGAAGATGCAGATATCGAAACTGGCCGCGGTAAGGACTACGCCAAGCCGGTGCGCACTGACATGCCGGTTGTTGACGACCTGCCGGAGGAAGGCGTGGTTGATTTTACCTGGTGCGAACGCTACGAACTGGCCGAAGATCAGCGCACCTGGCAGCTGAAAGACGGCGCGGCGCCACAGGATGCTTTCCACCAGGAAGATGCTGGCGACGCAGACGCAGACGCAGACGCAGACGCAGAACAGGTTGAAGACAACATCCACGAAAGCAAGATTGTTAACGTTGAATACAACATCGCGCCTATGGGATTCCGCGTGCAACTGCTGGCGCAGTTCATGGCTGAGGACCTACACGTCTACTGCATCAACAAAGAAACCCAGGCGCAAATCGCTGCGCTGGAAATGGACACGGACAACACCTACGTCCAGAACCTGCTGCTGGCCGCCGAGAACGCCACGGAGGTTAAGACCTTCGACATGCCGACTCTGTGGAAGTTGGCCACCGCGGTTAAGGCCGTTTTCCCGCAGGACAAGCGCAGTGAGCTGAATCAGGTTATTCAGTTCGTGAAGGCCTGGGCGACCACTGAGCACATCGACCGCGTTCTGCTGGTTAAAGAATGGCAGAAAGGTAACCGCGTGGCGCAGATTCAGCGCACCGATGCCAAAACCAATGCTGGCGGCGGTAATAAGACCGATCGTCCGGATGGTTACGAGCACACTCTGGACACTCTGGATACGGAGATCGCGCTGGCCACATTACCTATGGATTTTAATATCTACGAAATCCCTGGTTCTATTCATCGTCGCGCGAAAGAGATCGTCAGCAAAAAAGAAAGTCCATTCGCTGAGTGGTCTAAGGCACTGCGTAAAACCGCTGGCATCCTGGACTATTCGCGCGCTGCTATCTTCGCGCTCATCCGTGGCGCCGCAGAGAACGTTCACCACTTCCCGGTCAGCCTGCAGGCGTATATCAACGCTAATCTGACTGAGTCAAAACATGATGCGCCAACAGCGGAAACCGTGGCTGTCGCCCAAAACATCGCAGGGAATGGCGATGAATTGAATGCAGAAACCATCAGCCATGATGAGGTAAGTCGCCGGCTTGCTGCCGCTCGCGGTGAGTTTGTGCCGGGTATCAGCGACCCAACGGATCCAAAGTGGGTTCACGAAGACCTGACAAAACCAAAACAACCAAAAATCGCCAGCATGGGCAACGGCATGTTCTCCATCGATGGCCTGATGAACGCCCCAGCAAAACAAACCGAGGAAACCACCAGCGATGAGCCGATGGAAGAGACTGAGCGCGCCGAAGGCGAAACTAACGATGCGGTACCAGCAGGCGAAAGTACTGTGGAAGATGATCAGCAGACAGATACCGTAACTGAAACCAGCGCCGCAGATATTCTGGCCGCCGCTGCGCCGAGCCTGGCTGCCGAAGAGCAATCCGTGCCGAAAGTCGACTCTGCGCCGGAAGAGGCAACGCCTTCTCCGGAGGAAACCACCAGCGCGCCGGAAGAACCGCAGCCAGCACCAGTTGCCGAGTACCCTGCTTTCTTCGAGCCAGGTCGTTATGAAGGTCTGCCGAATAGTGTGTATCACGCAGCAAACGGCATTAGCTCCACGCAGGTGAAAGATGCACGCGTCAGCCTGATGTTCTATCACGGCCGCCATGTCACTAAAACCATCCGCCGCGAAAGCAGCGACGCTCTGACATTCGGCAGCCTGGCGCACACATTGGCCCTGGAACCTGAAAAGCTGCATGAAGAGTTTGCGGTGTTCCCGGGTATTCCAGCTGAGGCGTTTACCACCACCGACTCACTGAAGGCATTCATCCGTGATTACAACACGGACAAGCCTAAGGCTGACCAGTTGAAGTTGACCGGCAAAAAAGAAGAGCTTCAGGAAGCGATCCGGGCAGTTAACCCTGATGCCATTTTCGCGGATGAGTTTGAGCAACAGTGGCGCGATAGTGTTGCCGGAAAGACCATCCTGACCTGCGAGCAACTTAACCTGGCCACAGCCATTCAGCAGGCGTTACTAAATCACGAATCAGCCGGAAAACTGCTTCGCCACCCTTCTCGCGCCGTCGAAACCAGCTACTTCGGCATGGATGAAGAAACCGGGCTAGAGGTACGTGTTCGCCCGGACCTCGAAGTAGAAGTTAACGGTGTGCGCATCGGCGTAGACCTTAAGACGATCAGCATGGGCCGAGTTAAGCAGGAAGGTCTGCGCGCCAAACTGCACCGGGAAATCATCGACCGTGATTACCACATCAGCGCAGGCATGTACTGCAATGTCGCCGACTTTGACCAGTTCTTCTGGATCTTCGTGAACAAAGACGAGGGTTACCACTGGGTGGCGGTTATCGAGGCATCGGAAGATTTGCTCGACCTCGGCCTGCTGGAGTACCAGCGCACCATGCGCGCACTGGCTCAGGCATATGACACAGACTGCTGGCCAGCGCCAGTCACTGAAGATTATAGCGACGAACTGAACGACTTCGACCAGCGCCGCCTTGAAGCGCTGCGTACTCAGGCATAAGGGGAAAAGAACATGTCTACAGCAATTGCTACCAACGAAAATAAAACGCAAATGATCGACAACATTTCCATTTTGACCAATGGAGAACTCTTTGACCGCCTGCGCACCTTATCGGCAGTGATGGCTAACAGTGGCGCGTTCGTACCCGACCACTTCCGTGGGAAACCTGATGCTTGCATGGCTGTGGTCATGCAAGCGGCTCGATGGGGCATGGACCCGTTCGCCGTCGCTCAGAAGACCCATATTGTTAGCGGCGCATTGGGCTACGAAGCGCAATTGGTTAACGCAGTCATTACCAAGATGTCCCCCACCAAAGATCGCCTCCATTACGACTGGTTTGGTCCGTGGGAAAACATCATTGGCAGATTTGTAGAAAAGACCAGCACAAAAGGCAACAAGTACATCGCGCCCGGTTGGGATTTGCGGGATGAGTCGGGTGTTGGCGTGAGAGTGTGGGCCACGATGAAAGGCGAAAATGAACCACGCGAATTGGTACTAATGCTCTCGCAAGCGCAGGTGCGCAACTCGACACTTTGGGCAAGCGATCCACGCCAGCAGCTCGCATATCTCGCGGTTAAACGCTGGGCTCGCCTGTACTGCCCAGATGTGATTCTCGGCGTTTACAGTGCAGATGAAGTCGAAGATCGAGAAGAAAAAGTTATTAACCCTGGGAACGCTCAGCGGATGAGCGTTGCTGAAATTGCAGGTGACACAGCCTCAACCACCAGCAGCGCGCGTGAATCCACCGTGAATGTTGATGCGATCGCTGACGAATTCCGGGACCGGATTGATTCAGCCGAAGATATCGACGCAGCGAAAGCCGTGGGCGAAGACATTAACCAGGCCAAGGCGACTTTGGGCTCAGCACTGTTCACCGAACTCAAGAACAAAGCCACGCAGCGTTATCACCGAGTGAATGCTCGCAACAAAATCGAGGCGACGATTAACTCCCTGCCGTCTGCCGGCGAACCGGATGCAGCCGACTTGTTCTCAAAAGCTGAGGCGACGCTCACCGCCGCGCGCCGCCACCTGGGTGACGAACTTTACGAGCAGTTCCGCGTAACGCTCGACGACATGAAACCGGAATACGTTGGCTAACGGAGGTCGGCCCCAGCCGGGGCCGGATACCAGCATGGTAAGTAAAATTGAACGTCAGAACGCGGTCGCCAATTACCTGCTTGATAACCCGCAGGCCAGCCCCGCAGAGATCAGCGAAGCTCTTTGCATTACAGATCGGAATTTGCGCCACATCATCAATTCACTGATCGAGAGCGGGACGATTGCCCGGTGCAAAAGCAGTGAAGACTCCAGATGGTACCGCTTTGTGCTGAATACTCATCAGGTCGGCAAGTCCAGCGGCCAATCAGCACAATCAAGCCAGCTTAGCCAGCTGCAGGCGACGGCCACGCAACTGGAAAAGCGCGGCTTGTGGCGCCGGGCGGCTACCGTTTGGGCGGAGTTATCCCGTCACCAGAAAACGGTCACTGGCGTTGCCATGATCGCCTCTCAGCGTAACCGCTGCGTTCGGAGGTCCGGAGCATGAAACTGATTAACCGCGGCAGTAAACAATCCCCACTCGCGCGCCAGGCATGCGCTATCGCGCTGGAGACACACCACCAGCGTTACGGTGACTACGGGCGCAGCAAGATGAAAGAGACGTACACGGTGCGTGTTGAAGGCGTGAAGGTCTGGGTGGAGGTGGTCAACCGTAGCCGTAGCTATGTGGCCACAGCAATGACGGGGATGCGCCGGCTACGTGCGCTGCCGGGCCAGGTGTCTTGATATTGAATTATCATCATATTATTACTGGCAGCTTTATAATCAGCTGCCAGCAGGAGGAAAAATGGCAAAGCTAATGAACCTGCTGGAATGGGCAAACTCTGTTTACTCAACTCCGCCCTCTTTATCAACTCTTCGCCGCTGGTGCCGCGAAGGTCGTATTTACCCCGCGCCTGAGCGCCACGGTAAAGAATACCGCCTGCTTCCGGATTCTATATATGTTGATCCAAGCAAAAAGAACTTACGCCCAAAAGCACCAAGACAAGAACTGCCAACTAAAGGCACTTTACTGGAGAGACTGAAACATGGCGAACAGGCCGGTACGTTACGACGCTAATTTGCCCCGTAATCTGACCTTTCGCAAAAGAGATAAGCTTTATTCATGGCGCAACCCGATCACCGGACAGGAAGTATCACTCGGTCGGGTTGACCGTAAAGATGCGGTAGCTCAAGCCATAGAGGCAAACAACTACATCGACCAAAACTATCTACCATCTACGCTCCTTGAGAAAATCAAAGACGTGCCCACCTTCACAGTGTCGGCATGGCTGGAGCGTTATGTCGTAATTCTTGAGCGAAGGGAATTAAAACCCAACACCATGAAGGTAAGGAAAAATCAGATATCAACAATCAAAGAAGAGTTTGGAAGAATACCGCTTACCTCAATCACGACCAAAGATATCGCTGAGTTTCTGGAGTATTACATCGTATGCGACAAGAAGAGCATGGCATCCGGGCTGAGGTCAGTATTACTCGACATTTTCAGGGAGGCTATTGTTGAAGGCCACATAGACCGTAATCCAGCTGAACCGACTCGCGCGCCAACACCGAAGGTTAAGCGGGAAAGGCTGGTCATGGAGCAATTCGTCGCAATAAGGGAAAGAGCAGATACCCACTCAATATGGGCTCCAAATGCAATGGACCTGGCTTTGGTTACTGGACAGCGAAGAGAGGACGTCGCGGGCTTCAAATTCTCTGATGTGAAAGATGGGCTTCTGTTCATAACGCAGGAAAAGACTGGCCATAAACTGGCAATCCCTCTGGATCTGAAGCTTGAGATTATGGGGCTCGTTTTACAGGATGTGATCGACCGGTGCAGAATCAACAACCCGAGCGACTTTATGATTTACTCGCCGGTCCGAAATGGGGGGAGGAAGCCGGGACCTCTGACGCCGGATGCACTCACCCAGGCTTTTGCGGATATTAGAGACTTGTCAGGTGTAAAGTTTGGCCCCAACCCGCCACCATTCCATGAGATCAGAAGCTTGTCAGGAAGGCTTTATGAGAAGGAGCGTGGAGAGAAATTTGCGCAGCGGCTTTTGGGACACAAAAATTTAACAATGACGCAAAAATACCTGGACTCTCGAGGTGCAGAGTATGATATGGTTTAGACAGGATATGGACATTTCGGGGGATTTTCGGGGAATTTCGTGTAACACCTGAAAATAACCAATAGAATCAAGCGCATAAAAAAAGACCGAATACGATTCCTGTATTCGGTCCAGGGAAATGGCTCTTGGGAGAGAGCCGTGCGCTAAAAGTTGGCATTAATGCAGGCTCAATCGCCTTGCTTTATAAGAATAGATGACCGTGACAGGTTTTCCAGTCCGCAGGCTCTGCGAGCGGAAAATTTTCGTCGAATAAACGGCATATAATAAAAAAAAACCGCAGCCATTCCTGATGAATGATTGCGGTTTTTTATTGTTTATTAAGCCGTTACTTTCAGAATCAGCAAAGTTTCTCTGCGCGTTCAATAAACGGCGCCAGGCTCATTTTCACACCGGGCTGTTTAGGATCATCAACCTGGATGATACTCAGCGGCTGCGCCTGCGTTTTTCCGGCTTTGACCTGCGCCTCAGCGACATCATTTAACGGATACTGCACCAACGTGCTCGGATTGATGACGTACAGCGCCTTATCCGCACGGCAGGTCAACATCACCTCTTCACGATTAAACGCCCACTTATCCTTACCGACTTCAAAGCGACTGACGGTGATTATCTGTGCCGCCAGCGCGGAGCCAGAGACCGTGAATAACAACAA